TGAATACATAAATGATGTCCGCCAACAATATGACGATCATTAAAGTCCCCTTCCGTATGTCTGAGAGTGATCTCACGTATGTTAGAGGTCTGGGTTTGGATGCCGTTCCGAATTCAGGAGTTAAACGCATTAACAAGCATGGTGCAGCTGCTGTCGAGCGGCTGGCCTGTGAGCATGTTGTCTTGAAGAAATTCATCGACGTGTGCGGTAATGGTGCCGTATTGATGGACGTTTACTCGAACGCTGCCCGTATGCAGGAGAGCATCGGGTATCTTGGACTCAATATTCAGTTATTGCATCTTATCCCAAACATCGTTCCTAACGACCGCTCCCGCCAGCTCAAGGCTGATTCCCTTGGAATCCGTTACTACCCCGTAACGCTCGCGGACTATGCGCAAGATACACCGATCGATGCTTTGAATTTCACCCATGCACTTTACTACGAGGAACCTGAGAAACTTGTTGAGCATATGGTCCGTTTAGGCGTTTACCACGCATTTTCGACCCATCACAACTTTACTCAGGCTTCGGCACGCCTCTGCAACAAAACAGTCGCTTACCATTATACTGGTAACGCTTCCATCCGCTGTCAAGCTGATGGTGACGACCATGTCTATGAACATGGTGCGATGCACTGGCTGTTTCGTGATTTCATTAATGTCACGATCGAGGGTAAGCCGTACCATCTTCATTGGTACGTCCTCGAGAAGATTGGCGATACCTTGGTTTACCACTTTGAATTGCTCTCAGGCAATGCAGTGAATGTTAACACACCACCTGTGTTGGACATCACTGACACAGCTCATGAGGACGTCTCACCGATTGGACACTCCTTGGCTTTTGCCACCACGTTGAATCGTGAACTTCGGTCCCCGACTACGGAATTGGCGTACGTCCCGGTCACCGGAGCTGTCTTTTTCTATGGCCTTTTCGGCCTTGAAATGGGCAATGGTGAATTCATCCCGCTACCCCGCGGGTTGGTTGGCTCCTTGGCCCTCGCCGCAACTGGCCAGGTCCGTACACCCGCCTTATACCAGCTTTTGCTGGCCCGAGCAAAGAACGCCCTCCCCAACCTCAATTACCCAGCAGATATGGCCCCAAAAGCGGCCATTTATGCCACGGTCTGTGCACTCATTCTGCACGTTGAGTTTGAAACGGTTGCTCTTGGGACACCTCTCCGAGTGTTCCGCCGCCTCTTCCACCTCCATTCGCGCGTTCTTGATTTTGAACCCGCGTACGTTCTTGGTTTGAAGGCGGTTGCTGCCACCACCACCGTGGCAATCTCGACCTTGGTACCCCTTCATTATTATGGATGGGATTACACCCTGTTGGGATTGGGAAAATTGGCCGTGTTAGGAACCATTGCACATCCTTTTATAGCAGTCCCTGCCTTTGTCTGCGCCTCAGCGTGCGGATGGTCGCATTACCAGTCTGTTGTTTCTCACCGCTCGGCCGAGGCTGAGCAGTGGAAGTCGTTTAGAAGCAACCTCATGCCTGGACCGACCGGCAGAACCCTCCACTTCGCGAAACCACCTAGTTTTACCCCTGCCTCAGTGCCTAAACGGACCTCAACGGATCTGCGCGCTGGTTGCAAGATCAAGATCCACGCCGATAACCATCAACCAGATGTTAAGGCCCTGGAACGTAGAGGTCTTGTCTGCCACGGAATCGCTATCCAAGAAAGCACTCCGTCGTACGTGGCAAAGACGTTCACCAACGCCTTACAAGGTCTGACTAGTCGTTCACTTGCGCCCCTCGATGCACAGCCCGTGCCGTTAGCTTGGTTTAAGATTTTTGCCAAGACTATGGGTAACAAGGGCTACGAAGGGTCCATTATGAATCGGTTCATTCTCGGAGAGCTGCGTAATCTTAACGCAGGGACGGATGAGATTTGGGTAAGTAGGTTCCCAAAAGCGACGCGTGAAAACCTACTGAAAGCGAGGGACAGTCTATTGACTGAACCGCTATGCGAAAAAGACCTGCGATTGTCAGGCATCGTGAAGCAAGAAAAGACGGGTACAATTACAATAGCCGGTGTGGCACCGAGCGCGGACACGCGCATGGTGATGGCTTGCACGCCCAGGGCTAATTGGTATTTTGGACGTCGGATGTGGTGCCAGGGTAATGTTTATAAGAAACGTTTCCCTGTCAACTTCAAAGCCTGGATCAGTTGGGATTCAGGGGCGTCAGGGGAGGAAGTAGGGAAGTGGTTGCTTGATGGCATCACTACCTTTTCCCGACCTGGACGACCGGCGCGCGTCATTGTTTTTGACAGACGTCGCTTTGAGAAGAATCAGGAGAGGTTTTCCATGATTCTCAAATCACTTGTTTTACGCGGGGCCGGAGCACCCCCTGAATTTGTCCAAATGAATCGAAAATTGCACTGTCTGAAGGGTGCAATTCAGGGCATGCCTATCACGTTCGAGTCCGAGGACCCGTCCCAAGTTAGTGGTAGCAACATGACCGCATGGGGAGGCTTCGTCGTTAACACGGCGGGCGTAGTGCATTCATTAGGCGAACCTGGGGAGACTACTTATGCTGCCCTCATCAAGGGAGATGATGGGATGCTGGTGCTGCACCCGGATCTGGAGGTTTCATGGGACTCGTTTGTTGAAACGAGCGATGAAATCGGTTTGCCAGTGTCCGGCTGTATGACGACCAGTTTAGCTGAGATTGAGTTCGCTTCGAACATACCCTATCCAACCGCTGACGGCATCGTTTTCGGGCCTAAGATCGGCAGGACCCTTCAACGATTCGGTTGGACAATCAGTAATGCACCCCCTGATGTGTATGGTGCAGCTACCTCGCTGTTGGAAACGACACATCACATCCCTTTCCTCCGTCAGTTCATCGAGGCCCACCGACGCCTTGGTGTAGCATCTGACGCAGACTCTAACCCATTCCGATACAAGATGTTAGCGACGGACATGCATGAGGCGTGTCCTGAGACTTACGCCTTTATCGAGGAACGTTACGGTCTGAATGCGTCTTTGGAGAGACACTTTGAGGAATTGCTATCGACAGTCACCTGCCTACCTGCGGCAATTAGTTGGCCACTGATTGACACGCTAGTTGAGCGCGACGAATAAGTCGGTAGACACCAATTATATCTGCGGTGTAAAACAGGGTATAGGCACTTTCACAAGATGGCGAAAGGCAAGAAACAGCAGAATGGCAA